TAACAGCAGGATAATAACTAAAAGAGTTCCAAAGCTGAAGTTCATCAAGTCTTCGTATGGGTACATCTTCCGGTTTAAAGCCCCTCTGGATAAAAGCTGTAATAGGTAATCTATAGAAGATCGCACCGTTTTCCATAATAGCATGAAACAACAATGCACGACCTGTAATACAAGTAACACCAAAGATAATACAGTCTTCAACTTCTCCATGATGTTTTTTAAGATCGTATAAATATTCTTTTCTGATTTGTGCATACTCGACTGGTATGTTTGCATTTAAATAAGCCATAAAAAATCCTCATTTAATAGTACCCCAATTTGGTCCAGATTCATAGTCCACTTTGTTAGGCACCTCTAGTTCAACAGCAGACTCCATAATTTCTTTTATTTTATCTGCATTATCACTCACAGATATATCAAGTTCATCATGCACTTGTATATGTGGTGTAATACCTTCTTTGTGTAATTCTATCATAGCTTTCTTTGTCATGTCA